TCAACTTTCTTGTACAACTTGTCCTTTTCCTGTTTACGAATGTTTTCCACTTCGTCTTCAGTGAACGTTCGCTTTTGCGGCTGCTGACCAGTTACTTCAGCAGCCTCATTTTTGAATGCGTCAGTCGCCTCTACTGGAATGACGACTTCATCCTGTGCTTGCTTTGCCATATGTGCTACCTCGCTAGTTTGGCTGATATTAACTTGTGTAATTAAACGTTTTATTCTTCACTAGGATTACGACGCTGGGCCAACCTTGCGCCATAAGCCCTACTAACCAATTGATTCATCAGTTCTGATTCTACAGGGCCGACAGCCGTTCCAGGCATGCCCGCTCCAGAATCTCCCGTAGATGACACGCCAGGACCACCTGCCGATGTCGTTGCGGGTCCCTCACCCCCTGGCGCCATGCCCGTTGTGAGCATAATCGCCATTTGGATTTGAGAATTAAGCATGGTCAACGCACCTTGGTCAATAGCATCGTCCATGAGTTCTTCAAAGATTTCTTCCATCTTTTCGTTCGGGAACTCCTCGCCAAGGGTACGCAAGGCGCCCCGTTTGGACTCCAAACCAAGACCCATCTTTGCTTGCACCTCGTTGAGTTTGATAAGCACGTCAACGGGAAGGGGTTCAGGCCAATGAATAGTAGTTTTGTAAGTAATGGGGTCTGTTGGGTCTAATTGAGTTAAATGGTCACGTTCTGGACGGGCTGCCCGCATCGGGTTGTATACAAGCATTTCTGGTCGGAAGATAGCAGCAGTACGAATGATAAGTTCGTTAGTGCGCTCAAGTCCTTTTGTGAAGTGCGTTTTCTTCATTGAGTAACGATTCATCAACGGCTGGTACTGTATAGCCAAAGCCACACCGCTGGTATTTGAAACAGGCTGAAATTGTCCCAATGCTGCTTCTGGAATGCCCGTAATTTCATGCATCGTTCGCTTCAAGAACTGAATGTATTCCAGCGCCCCAGCCATTTCTCCACGAGATTCAAGGTTGAATACTTGTGCATCCTTGGGCAAACCTGCCCAAACTTTCTTAGGACCACGCTCAAGTTGACTTGCTTTAGCACCAGTAATAATGGTGACAGGAGCAGCGTGATAATTAATAATGTCAGATACTTCCGTCATTTTTTCGTTAAGTTCACGATTCAACGGAATGATGTCCCAAACGTCCGATTGTCCCCAAGGCGACGATGAAATGCTCACATTGGGAATATGCACAATTGGAATTGAACCGATGGCATTGGGGTATTCATCAATCAATTCGTCATTGATGAACTGCTGTACCATCTCATCAGACAAGATTTCTGTAAAGGTGTAGACCTGTCGTGTCCCCTCAGCAGACGTTCCCCAGAAACGATATTTAAGTTTAAACCTTAACAATCTGTCACGGTCATGCGGATGGTATTCAGGAAAGCAGTGTGCTGGGTTAAGTGGAATGATACGAATACGGCCCTCGTGAGGGACGCCAACGCTGTCTACAAATGGTTCTTCATAAGCAACCTTAATAAAGCAGTCCCCAGTTACACCTGCCAATTGCCCCATTTCCCACAACACTTTGTGCTTGTTGTTGTGACCGTTCCAAACGTCATCTAACAAGTGGGGAATGATGGCAGTGTTTTGTTCAGGACACTTAAACTGAACACCCTTACCAAAACAAAAGTTAGTAATGTAATCCGCCATTGTGCGAACGTAGTTGAGATAAAAGGCAGACTCGCCCATCTCACGTCGGTACGCCCAGTGATGACCCAAGTACCACGCCCATGCCGATGAGTAGCGGTTCAAACGTGGACCATGAACCTCAAACTCTTCATCAGCAAGTTCCACCAACCCCAATGGGCTGATGGCTACCGTCAGGTCACTGGCGGCGGCACGATAGGATGGTGACCAAAAGTCAATTGCCATTTATTAATTACTTCTTTTTTCTCTTAGAAGCGGCCTTTTTAACAGCAGGAATCTGTGCAACTGAGGTTGGTTGGGCAACAGTTTCCTTGACGGCTGCTTCAACAACTTTGCTTTGGTTAACAAAGAAGTTTGCGACGGTGGGGTCTCCAACCCACGTACTTGCGGCATTGAGCAAGTACAGAAGGATAGGAAGGACCACGATGTTAAGAGCAGGGTCAAGTTCCCAAAAAGCAAGCAGATAGGAAACAATTCCCGCTGCTCCACCCTTGGTTGCGACGTCGGCTAGTGCTGCTACTTTTAATTTATTTGACATAGTTTCTCCTATAGGTGATTATGATAATTATACCGCTTTACGTCGTTTTGTGCCAATTTTCTGTCCTTGCACAAACGCTTGATACGGTGCGCCAGTACCAGGGTCGTATTTTGAAGAAACAGCCAACGCACGTAAAGCAAGGCTTTTTGCTTGTTGAGAATTGAGTTTTTTGTTACGAACTAATACTGACATAGCGCCCAGAGCAAATGACGACCCGCTTCCCAACGAATATAGTCCAGATGCTTCTGATGACCACGAATAATCGGACTCAACTACGTATATTTGAGAATTAATAGCAACAATAATTGATGACCCCTGTTCGGCAATGTGTTCCTTGTCCTCACGTTCAGGAACCGAATATCCCTGAGAATCAAAGCATTCCCGCAAAGACGGCACAAACTTTGACGTAAAGAATTGGTCTAACTTTCTACTACGAAGGTTTTGTGGAGGGGTGGGTGGTTGGAAGACGTGGTGCAGAATGTTGATAGCACGAACGTCTCCAGCGGCACCAATGATGTAATTTCCGTTTTGTGCCAGTTTTCCAGAACCTTCCCGCAGCGTTCCTATATGGGAAGAATCATCACTCGTTGTGACACGGGAGTCAGCGCAGATTACCGCAAACTCATCTCCTTGAATACCAACAATGGTTGTCATGGTCAGTTAGCAACAAACTCGGTACCTCGGTACATGCCCCATCCATTGTAAATTGGCACCACTTCGTACGAAAACTTGTGGTCTCCACTGTCTTCATATGTGACAATTCCTATTCCTTGTTGCCAATTTTCGTACCGAACAATTGGACGTCCGTCAAGGTCCACACCACTTTTTGTAGACGGTACAACACCGTCAATGCGAGCAAGACAGCCAGGGGAAGCAGCCATAATAGTGCGAGGACCATCAAAGTCCTCACGAGTTTTAAACGCAGTTTCAATGCGGTGGATATGTCCATAGATGACGCTTGTCTTTTCGTTGTTCAAATAAATGTGAGCCGTTGAACCAGAAGACTTCACACGGTCACCGTGAATAATTCTAAGTTTCTCGTTAATCCAATAATCGGACGCAGGATAGCCAGGGCGATATTCCACCTTGTAATCATCCATACGACACAGATAAGGGACAGTGAGAACGGGCCACGATTGCGGCATATTTCCTTTGCGTAAACCATACGCTGCTACGGCGTTGTTAAGAAGATACTTTGGCATGCGCTCTTCATGGTTGCCCGCAAGCCAAGAAATCTTTGCGTACGGTGCAGCGTCACGAAGTTCGGCACATAGTAAAGAAGCCCTGTCTATTGCCGCCTGTGTGGTTTTTTGATACGCAGGAGTGGTTAGGTACTTGCCCATTTCAGGAAGGTCAAGGTTGTCACCAACACAAATAACGACATTTGGTTCTACGTAACGAATCAAATCAAGGACGATTTTGATTGCACTCTCGTCGTGAGTAGGTTCTAAAGCACCATCATGACCACGGTAGTAGCCAATCTGTGCATCTGGAATCACTACGCATTTTTTGAACTTTGATTTTTTCAACGCTCGTGTTTTTTTGACTGGCAGTTTTATTGCAGGACCTTGTTGAATTACAGGCCATTTTGGACCACTGTCCCATGTTGGAGAAAATTGAATTGCAGCAAGGTCGTGTATTTCTGCTTCACCTTCTTCATTCTTTGTTAACGACTGATAAATGGAAACACGGCTGACGTCACCAATATCGGCAATGTCTATGTTCTTTCGTTTGAGCAAGTCAAGCAAATCGCCCAACACTTTTTCACGATTTTCTGGTTCGTTCAAGTCATTCTTCAGATTGGTCACAAGAGCACTCCTTATTCACGTGTCGTTGTACGGTACTGACGCTTATTTGATAACCATTCTTACGTAACACTTTAGCAAGCCACACACTGCTATGCGACCTGTTTTTACCATTAAAGTTTGATGTGCGAATGAGGTGAACGGCCTTTACTAAAGCCCCACGTTCATCACCTTCCAAAGAGTTAATCAACCTACCTATTTTGCAAGGATGAGTTTTATCCTCTTTTAATTGATTTGTAAGGTCTGTCAGTAACGATGACTCGTCCATATTGTACTCCAAGTTATAACCAAATTACGCAATGAGGGCATCCCATGTGCGTTGATTACAAATACCATTGATTTGTAGACTAGCAGCCTTTTTAAAGTAATTGAGGGCTTTTTCAGTAGCGGGACCAAAATCTCCATCCGTAATACAAGCAAAGCCTTTTTTAGTAAGCAACTCCTGCATTTGTTTTACTTTGTCGCCTTTGTCGCCTAGTTTCAATTTCAAACCACCGTCGTCTTTTTCAACAGCAACGACAGTGGCAGCAGCCTTGCCTTCTGGAGCCTTAATTCCATTTTTATCCATGTATGCTTTAACAGCAGTAGGAACTTCATCACCGCATACATAGCGCAGATGCCACGGTTCCTCTGGGACGACTTCCCAACTAAAACCAAATGTCTTAACGTTGTCAATGAGCCACTTAAGACGCCTTGTTTCAGCAGCAGTATGAACGTCAACCGCCAATCCGCTATTGTGCTGCGAAGTCCCAGGAGCCGCAAGGCTGGCAAGTTTGGGGTCTTTCTTGTACCACTTAACACCTTCAAACGTCCTTGTTGCATTGCCGTTTGGCTCTTTGGTATAACGTTGTTTGAACGCCGCAAGTTGTGACTCGTATGTGCGGTACGTGTCTCCTGCCGAAACGGGCTTTAATTCAACGCCGTCTGCCCCAGCCTTTTCAACCATCGCAGCCCACGCTGCTGCGGCAAGCCAGTGTAGTTTCCCACCACCAGCGGCGGGGCGAAGTAAGTGCTCAGGCAACCTACCAGGCTGTACGCCCTTCAAGTCAGCAGGCATCTTTACTGGAACAACGTAGTCCCAATCAACTTTTTTGGACATGTTTAATTTCCTAATCCTCGTACTTAATTTCATATCATCTATTTTTTCGTCGTGTTTTTAAACTGACTGCCTAAAGTCATTCTTCAACAACCTTTTTATTCCGCTGGTGCTTTCTTGTCAACCTTTGAAAACACTTTATTAATTTCTTCAGTATCAAGTTTTCCATCATCCAAAAATTCACGTGACAGACCTTCAATAACGTGGGCAACCCCAGCAATGCCCGCCATGAATGCGGATTTCCATACGGGGACGCCAGCGATAGTTCCAGCACCTATAACTCCAAGACCGCTGGCAGCAAACGTTGCAAGTATGCG